TTCAAGATTACTGGAAACCCTTCTGGTTGGTTTGGAACATCTGACATCAACACTTGGATGTCTTTTTTTTATTTCCTATATGCAATTGGTAAACAATTACAAAAAGATAAAGCTGAAGAACTTAAGAAAAGTGGTTTAGTAGTTTATCGTAAATATTTTCGAAATCGTCATAATGGAGACGATACTTTTGCTGGTAATCAAACACCTTACTCTATTTCAAAAATGGATTTTGCCGCTAATTTAGAGGGTAAAGTCAGAGTTACTTTTGATGACCCCAAAAATGAAGTTTCTGATTTCATGGACTGTACTTTTTTATCCATGAAACCCGTTCCTTTGTCTAAGCAATGGTGTACAACTAACTTCCTTCAACTTTCTCATTGTCGTGTGGATCGACCCATGACTAAAATGTTTTACCGAAAGAAAGGTCAATCCAGCACCGTTCTTTACAATAAAGTTGCATCTTTACTTTTACTTACTTGGTATGATAAGGATTATCAAGTTCCTCTTTTGGAAATTAAGCATAAATTGGAGTCTCGTTACGGTTCGTCCGTTGACTTCTTGCCTACTTGTTCCATTCCTCGTATACGCGGTGAACCAATTGAAGAACGAGTTATGGCGGATCCTACGCCACCATTTCCCCGTTCCCGTTATACAGAATGTGTTGAACAAGCATTGATTACCGAAATTGATTGTGACATCATTGAAATTCCATGGCATTGGGGAGACGGTCCCCAAATAAAAATGAGTGCACAAATGCAAAAAGCTCCCCTTCCTTTTAAAAAAAAACGAAATAGATCTAAGAAAGGTAAGCCTTTCTTTCCATCTAAAGAAGCTGGTATACAGTTTATGCAACCCGGTAATTTTAACAATGGTGCTAAAGGTAAAAGACCACAGCACAAAAACAACAAACAAATTGTTGTTCATGCTAAGAAGCAATCACACTTTGCTTCTGGAGCTCATCCTGAAGCTAAGGATTTCTTTAAAGTAGGCAAAACTTCTGAGAGATATCTATCCAATGTTGACTTTCTGGATAAGTATCTCAGACAGATGCCTCAAGCAGTCAAACGTGCTTTTGAATGTTTAATGCGACCTGATATTTGTCGTAATTTTTCTCCTGCACCCTGTTTTACTTCGGGTAAATGGATGATGTCTACTTTACAACAAGGTAGTATAAATCAGTTGAATAATTATTATCCTGGTTTGTCTACTCTTCAAGCTTATATTATTGAAGATCACAGAATTGACAATTGTCTTCTTATGACTCGTCAAGTTACTGGACCTATCAGTATTGTTCCACCAGGAGCTCCTAATGATGGAGGTTTAGCCGATAAAGGTTTAACTGTCCAAATATCTTCTGCTGGTTATCAATGGGGTATTTCCCGTAATAGAAATAATATTGAAGCTGGTGCACTTCTATCATTCCAAGCTGAGGCTTATGGCATTACTGGTCCTGGTAATGTTTTGTCTCAAGGTTGGATGTGTTGTGTTCCTGTCGCCACTAATTTATCACAGCTATCTGTAGTCGTTGATAAGGTTTGTGATGCCACTATTTCTTTTTATGCAGCTCTCGGAGATACTCCAGCTGTTATGACTTCTTTGGGTTCTATCAATACTTTAGGTAGACAACCTAATCAAGTAACCACTCTTACGTGGACTCCAGGTACAGCTGGTACTTGGTTTATTTACTATACTGTTTTCAGCAATGAAAATTTGGGAACTGATGCTCTCCTAACTTGGAAGCTCAAAGACACTGTTACTAATACAGATGTCGCAGTAAATTATGCGTATCCATTTACTGGAACGCCTGCTGCTATTAACTTCGCTGTTAACTATATGCCTTTTAATTTACTAGCTGTTCCTCCAGCCAATCTTGATAACCTTAAAGGTTTGTCCGATCAATTTAAGATCAATTCCCAATTAGGTGTTTTT